TGGCGGTGGGTATGGTAACGGCTTCGGCGGTGACTGGGGTTCATGGATAATTCTTTTCCTGATCTTCGGGATGTTCAACGGTGGCGGCTTTGGTGGCTTTGGTGGAGGCTTTGACTTCCCTTGGCTCCTTAACGGTCAGAACGGGATCAACAATAACACCAACGCAAGGTTTGATTACCTTGGTCTTTCCAATCAGATCACAGGTATCGGCAGTACCCTTAACAGCATGGAGATAGCGAACTGTAACAGGGCAGCGGACGCTATGCAGACCGCTTACAACAATCAGATCGCATCCATGAATCAGAACTTCGCAAATCAGCAGGCTCTTGATGCAAGGCTCTATGCTATGCAGTCACAGCAGGCAGATTGTTGCTGCGAGAACCGTTTAGCAACCTGTCAGACACAGAATCTTGTACAGGTAGAGGCGGCAAATACCAGGGCGGCAGGAGTAGCCGACACGCAGAAGATCCTTGACAAGCTCTGCCAGCTTGAGCTGGACGGTGTTAAGGCACAGGTCGAGGCAAAGAATGATCGTATAGCAGAATTGCAGTCACAGCTTAATATGGCATCTCTGAGAGAGTCACAGACTGCACAGAACGCATTTATCTCACAGGGCTTTGCCAACGAGGTAGACCAGCTCTATAACAGGCTTAATAACTGCCCTGTACCTACGACTCCCGTTTATGGACGCACACCGATTTTTACCTGTGACGGCAATAACGGTTGCGGATGCGGTAACTTTTAAGGGGGTGAGACCATGGCAGAGTATTTAGCCAATAACGTACAGAACGTTGCTCTTAATGCGCCTGTATTATTTACGGCTTCTATTCCTTGCAATCGTGGCTGTGTATACCACGAAGACGAAACGGGGATTTTTATTCTCCGTGGCCGCACCAATAACTGTTTTGCAAGGTATCAGGTAACATTTAACGGCAATATCGCTATCCCCGAAGGGGGAGCGGTAACACCTATAGCCGTAGCAATCACGGTCAACGGAGAGCCGAGGCTTACAAGCAGAGCTATATATACTCCGGCAGCGGTTGATGAGTACGGAAATGTTACCAGTACCGCTATAATCACCGTACCTAAAGGATGCTGCTTTAGCATTTCTGCAAGATACGTTGATGCAACAGTGGATGATGCGGCAACGACACCCACCCCTGTTATCGAGGTTCAGAATGCGAATCTCGTAATTAACAGAATTGCATGAAAGGAGACAGAGCTATGTATGACACATATGATGAGCTGATGGAATCATGCGAGAGCGCAAGCAAAGCACTTGGAATGGCCAACGAGAAGATCAGAAAGAACGGCGGTCAGATATCAGCCGGGGATGCAGAATACTTGGATCACCTGTCACATATCATAAAGTCCAATAAAACCTCTATGGCTATGATGGACTCAGAGGACGGATATAGTGCAAGAGACAGCTATGAGGATAGGTCTTATGCACGTGGACGTGGCAGGAACGCAAAGCGTGACAGCATGGGTCGTTATTCGTCCAGAATGTCCGAGGGATACGACGATAGGATGATGTAAGAAGGGAAGTGCGCTTATGATTACAGAGCAGGATTTGAAAGAAGCCATAGCGGAGTGTCAAGGCGCACGTAACCCGGACGCAAGCACCTGTATTAAACTGGCGGCATTTCTTACCATACAAAAAGAAATGTACGGACAGAGAGAAATGCCGTCATTCTCTTACTCACCGAAAACGGTTGACACACCTATAGAGTACGAAAGCGACACGGAATTTTCGAGGGCAATAAGGGGAATGGATAATAACAGGGTAATGTCGGTCATGGACGAACTAATGACCACGTTGGAGGCTATACATCCGAGGCTGTATGATTCAGTAATGAGAGAATTATCATAGGGGGGGTGGGTTTGACCCATACCCCCTTTTCGTGTGATATTCCGTGTGATATTGTGTTTATCCGTGGAGATAAAACCTTGATATTTGGGGATAAAAAGCGTGTGGTTTTTTATTGGGCGAAATTATCGAAAGCCCATAAAACAAGCGGTTTTGCGGTATTTTCATGGGGGTTCGAATCCCTCTTCCCCTGTGCCTTTAACCCAGTATTTACAAGGCTTTGCAAAATTCCGTGTGCACTTTCGTGTGATCTATGGTATGATTATATCAATTAAATATCACATGAAAGGGGGTCAGACCCCGAGACTGTGATACCACAAAATGTAAGGGAGCGTTAACCGCTCCCTATTACTTTGCCTAAATGTTCATTTAGTAGGTTCCTGTAGTGCTCTGACATTGACGTTATATTGTTTTGGTATACGGTTTTGAGTGCAGAGCTGCCCCTTTCCCATCCTCCCATATCGGCTACATAGAGGTCGGGTATACCAAGAACGGCAGCGGTAGATGCGTAATAATGCCGTATGTCGTGGAAAGTAAATGAACATCCGAGCTTTTCCCGGTACTTGTCGAACTGCTTAGTAACCGTGTTAGGATTTATCTTAATGATCCTGCCCTTGCCCGTGCCTATCTGATCCATAACAAAAGGTGGAAGTAGTACATATCGGTCGCTATCCGCAGTTTTGGGACGGGGCTTTATTATCCACTTGCCGCTTTTGTCCTTAATCATGTCGGCATGAATGTGCGCTATGTTGTCCCTTATGTCGGAGTATTCCAGTGCACATATCTCACCACGGCGCAATCCACACATAGCCAGCGACACACATAGCCGGAGTGTCGGGTAAGCTGCTTTGTAGAGTGCTTGTATCTCGTCATCAGAGGGCGATACAGAGCGTTTCTTCTGTTTAGCGGGCAACGTTACCTTGTAATGGCTATCGGGGTTGTATAAGGCAATAGAGGCGGTCAAAAGCCCATATACATTACGGACAGTTTTAGGGGATAACTCCCTTGAAAGATCCGAAACAAATAGCTGCATATCCTCCGAAGTTAAGTTATGGATGCGCTTGCTGTTAAGTGGAGCAATATTTTTCTGCATCCTTACATATCCCCGGATAGTGGACGGTGAAAGTACCCCCTCTTTTGCAGCTATGTACCCTTGCACGGCATCACCTACGGTTAGATCGCTCCTTATTCTTCTCTTCTTATGAGCCACGTATTCAGCGGCTTTCATTTCTGCCTCTGCTTTAGTAGGTGCCGTGAATGACTCTCTGTGTTTTTTTCCGTTTGCATCAGTATAGGAATATACCTGTGCTCTCCATGAGCCGGAGGGTAGTTTTTTAGCCTTTGCCATTACTTGGAACCTTTCGTTCGGTTACATTTCCAACATAAGCATTGCAGATTGTCTTCTGATGTAATGCCGCCCTTTGCTATGGGTACAATGTGATCTACTTCAAGAAGTAAGTTTGGCTCTTGATTTGTGGAATTACCGCATATCTTACAAGTATGGTTATCTCTGTCTATTTTAAAGTATCTCCAAGGATAAATAACAAATAGTATAAATGCCACGAATACAGAAACTAAATATAATATGTACATAAATCACCTCATTTTCTTGAAATGCGCATCTGCTTCAATTTTATCTGCTTCTACACGACTGTAATCATCGTTGTATATATGGTGTATAGCATGGTTATATGCCTCGATCTGCCCAAATTCGTCCAAGTGGTCATTGAGGTAGATGGTATATCCGTCTAAACACGGAGTCACAACTTCATTAACCTTTGACGGCAACTTTGCAAAATACACATATATATCATCCATCCGGGTTCGTCTCCTTAAATCTTTTAAGCATATCTGCGGCCATCTGTAAATCCTCTGGGCGGCTGTCCCGTGCTGCATCAAAGAGGATACGTAAATCGGGATTATCAAATAACTCTTGTGCTTTTTCTGCGGTATCTGAATTTATATAATATTTTGTGTCGTTTCCTAAAAGGTAATCGGTTGATACACCCAAATAATTCGCAATGCTTAATAATTTGTCAGAGGTTGGAGAGCTTTTGTCCAACTTGCTAATATAACCTTTTGCCAGTCCTAAATCTTCTTCCATCTTAAAAGCTCGCATATTTTTTCTTTTTAAAATATGAAAAATCCTGTCTTTAATACTCACGCAATACTCCTCTGAAATAATCGCAAAAAAGTATTGACAATCTGAATATATCGCATATAATAGACGTAGATGGTCTGAAAATAATGCAAAATATAAAGATGGTCATAATTTTTGTGTCGCAACATGATTATAGATTATTTTCAGAATGGTAGCAACCACAAGATGTATTATTTTCAGACTACATATTGAGAAAGGAGAAGAAAATGCTCGAAAAAATAAAAAAGCTGGCAAAAGAAAAAGGGATTTCAATAATGCAGTTAGAAAAAGAATGCGGATTAACATCAGGAGCGGTGTATCACTGGAATGATAGCAAGCCATCTTACGACAAGGTTTTAAGGGTTGCTCGTTATTTAGGGGTGTCTGTAGAGGATTTAACGTGAATAAGGTCTGAATACGTTGATAGATAAGAGGTAAACGGCATGACAGCATGGGGAATAATCTACGGATACATGATATCCAACGAGATCAAGAGCATAAGGGAACTGTCAGACCTTACAGGCATACCCGAGGGAACACTTGTTAAGCGCAAGGATAACCCGAGAGAGTTTAGATTTTGGGAGTTATCGCAGATATCAGCAGAGCTGAAAATGTCCACAGACGATTGGCATAAGCTGGTAGATGCTATCAAGGAGGGGAAATGAGGAAAGAAGATAAGGCCAAGGAATGGCTCACAGGCATATTAATAGGAATTATCCTCATTTTCCTCCTTGCGGTAAAGGCAATAGCCGCACCCGTGAACAGCCCGGAGGATGCCGAGAGGGAAAAGGCAAGGCAGTATCTATCATCCAATGCCGTAGTTATCCCCGAAGAAGTCGAGTTTTGGAGTGAGTATTACGGGGAGCAATACGATATCTGCCCGGAGACCATACAAGCCATCTGTTGGGTAGAGAGCAGATGCACACCCACGGCACAGGACGCAAGCAAGGCTTGTAAGGGTCTGATGCAGATAAAGCCCACTTGCCACAGAGACAGGATGGCAAGGCTCAATGTGCAGAATATCTTCTCCATACAGGGGAACATTAAGACGGGCACGGATTACCTTGCAGAGTTAGGAGGCAGCTACGACATATCAGAAGCACTGATGCTCTATAACGGGGACGAAACAGGAATAGCAAGGTATCACAAAACCAACGAGATATCACGCTATGCGACAAAGGTACTGGAAGTAAGTGCGGCTTTAGAGAGAGCACACTTCAAATAAAAAAAGAACCGTTCGCACCCCAAATGCGAACGGCTCAAAACCTTATGGATATTAGGTGTCTATATCATATCACGGCACCGGGAAGGAGTCAAATGACATTAGAGTCATACATCAACAAAAACCCGAATAACAAATATTATATCGGGGCACAATCATCATTTATCTTTATCGGAAATGCCGAACAGTATCAGGCAGAGATCAACGGTATCTCTGATAAGTACCAAGAGCATAGACGGAAAGCCTATGTTACTGCAAGGAACAATCTTAAGGCAGCGGAGAAGATGAAAGACAAAGAACTGTATGAGACCGCAAAAGCGTCTTATGAACTTGTCAAGGAAGTCTATGAGTGGGGAAAGAAACACAAGGATATCCGCAAGAGGAAAGTCAGAGAGACATACGGAAGATACGACGACCCCACGGCAATAATCATTCTGATTGAAGGTAGTGAAATGGGTAGGTACTGGTTAGAAAGCGAGGTAAACAGAAATGAAGATAAAGAGAAAGCAGTTTGTGAAGGATCAGCAGACGCTAATTAAGCAGGAGAAAGCCCTTAAGCGTATCTATGCAGCTATCACAGCACCCGGAGCAGAGGACGAGCATGGCAACGCAGAGAGCCTACAGGAGAGGCATGACAGGCTTGTGACGGATATAAAGAACGCACTCGGTAGTGCAGGATATAACGTGTACAAGATGCCGTTCACGCTTCCTGCATTCCCGGATACCGCAGGCATAGACGTGCCGGATTTTGTGAGGGCGAAATGTTAGAGGACTATATCGGGATAAACCCGAAGCCGCTTAAATGTTGGCGGTGCGGTTGCCGAATCTATTACGGTGACGGATACAAAAGAGACTCATACGGGATAATATGCGAGGTCTGCTATGACGATATGTACTATCCCTACGACGACGAAGAGGAGGAAGAAGAATGAGCGTATACGAAAAGCTGATTAAGGTACAGAGCGAACTAAAGGCACCAAAGAGCAAATATAACTCATTTGGCAAGTATAAGTACAGGAGCCTTGAAGACATATTGGAGGGAGTTAAACCCTTGCTGGCAAAGCATAAAGCCACACTAACGATATCTGATGATGTAGTGCAGATCGGGGAACGGTATTACTTACAGGCAAGAGCTACCTTCATAGATACCGAGGACGGGAATGTCATATCTAATACAGCCCTTGCAAGGGAATCCGCAGATAAGAAAGGTATGGATGATAGCCAAATATCGGGTACGGCATCCAGCTATGCAAGAAAGTATGCCCTTAACGGCTTGTTCCTCATAGATGATACCAAGGACGCAGACACGGACGAAGCCCACATTGAGAACGAGGCAAGAGCAGAAAAGGCAAAGGATGATGCAAAGAACGAAGAGCTTATACAGGATGTTGGCAACATGAAGATCCCCGAGATCAAGGTAAACATTCTTTACGGGGATATCGAAAAGGGAGTAACCACCCTTGAAAAGCTCTGCAAATACTTTAAGGTTGAGAGCCTTACAGACGTAACCGAGGCACAGTTTAGGAAATATAACGACGACAAGACCAAGGCGGCGAAGAAATGACAGGCACTTACATACAAGCTGTCCAGTACCTAACTGAGCAGAACGCTAAACACCCGGATAAGGTATGGGAAGTGAAAGAGCATAAGGAGCGGAGATCATTAGACAGTAATTCCTACTTTCACACGCTATGCGATAAGTTGAGTAAAAAGATGAACCCGCCGTGGTCCATGGCTCACATGAAAAACCACCTTATCACAAGCTATGGACAGCCGGAGTATGACGAAGACGGGAAGATGATTTACCTTAAGGCGAATATCCCCGAGGAAAAAATGCAGGAGTACGAAACCTTGCACTGTCTTCCCGTCAAGTATGAGGGCGATACCGTGACATTCTATCGGGTGTATCGAGGGAGTCATACCTATAACACACAGGAAATGTCACAGCTTATAGCAGGAACCGTGGATGAGTGTAATGCAATGGGTATTCAGACTGCAACGCCTCAAGAGATCGCAAGGATGCAGTCAGTATGGGAGTCGAGATATGGCAAAAAGCATAGTAATTGAAGAGTGGAAGCCAGTAAAGGGTTACGAAGGATTGTATGAAGTGTCAAACATGGGGCGGGTAAGGTCTCTGGACAAGATGTATTGGCGCAGACGGTACGGGATGCAGTCAAAAAAGGGACGGATAATGAACCACCATGATAACGGTAAGGGATATAGGTATATCTCTCTCGCAAAAGATGGGGTAAGAAAAAATCATTACGTTCACAGGCTTGTAGCCGAAGCATTTATACCGACTGTAGAAGGGAAAGAATACGTCAATCATATTGATCGTGACCGAGCAAACAACCATGTGGACAATCTGGAATGGTGTACCTGTTCAGAGAATATCAATCACTCCGTACCTTATCGCAGGAAATTCAACAGATGTCACCATAGCGAATATGGTCTTGGCATTAGGCTGAAGGGAAAGAAGTATGAGGTTGGCTATGACCATAAGTATTTAGGGAGATATGAACGACTTGAGGATGCTATTAGAGCAAGGGAGGAATATATCGAATGTCAAAGTCAATCATAACGGAGTACGAAGACATATCGGTATTCTCCGGTGCGCCTGCTGAAGCACGACACCATTGTGTGTTTGGTCGAGGATTAAGGGAATTAGCCGAAGCTGATGGACTATGGATTCCTCTCACCCACGCAGAGCACAACATGAACCCACAGGGCGAACGCTGGCAGATACACGGGAATGCTCCGGCAGAGGCACTGTCAAAAATGGTCGGGCAGCTTGCATGGGAGAAGCACTACATAGCCACGAAGAGGGAGCTTCCCTTTGAGGGCATAGAACGAGAAGCGAGAGAAGCTTTTCGGGAAAGGTACGGGATCAGCTATTTATGACCAAGTGCGAGATATATAACGACAGTATGCAGAATTGGAAGAAGTACGCTATACAAAAGGCGCAGCTAATCATAGCGGATGTGCCGTACAACGTGGGTAATAACTTCTATGGCAGTAATCCTATGTGGTACAACGGCGGCGATAACTCCAACGGTGAGAGTAAGTTAGCAGGAAAGGCGGCATTTTACTCTGATTACAACTTTAATCTCTATGAGTATTTCCATTTTTGTAGCCAGCTCATGCGAAAGGAACCCAAGAGGGGGGGCGAGAGAGGTAGGGCTTCAGAAGCACCGTGCATGATAGTCTTTTGCAGTTTCGAGCAGATACCTACTCTTATAAAAGCGGCGGAAAAGCACGGATTTATCCACAATATACCGCTGATCTTCTGCAAAAACTACTCTCCGCAGGTGTTAAAAGCCAATATGAGGGTGGTAGGGGCTACGGAATATGCGATCCTGTTTTATAGATCGTATCTTCCAAAGTTTAGGAATAACGGAAAAATGATATTTAATTGGTTTCCGTGGGAGCAGGACGGAAAAGTGATACCAAAGATACATCCGGCACAAAAGCCTGTAGCGGTACTAAAAAGGCTAATAGGGATATTCACAGACGAGGGTGATGTTGTTATAGATCCATGCTTTGGATCCGGAGCGACGGGGAGGGCTGCAAAAGAGCTGAACCGCAACTTTTACGGCTTTGAGATATCAAAGGATTTCTTTAACAGGGCAAAGAATGAAATGCTGAATACAAATTATATCAGCGAGAAAGATCAGATAGTCGGACAGACCACAATATTTGATTTCATGGGAGCGTAGGAAATGGCAAAGATCAGTAGAGACAGAGGGGCAAAGTTTGAGAGAGAGGTAGTAAATCTCTTTAAGGATTGGGGGCATAAGGCTTTCCGAACGGCTCAACACATGGGAAAAACAGGGATGGCTCCTGATGTACAGGTTGACGGGCTCCATGTGGAGTGTAAGAGGCGAAGATCATTAGCGGTAATGGAGTTTTACCACCAAGCCAAAGCGGACGCACTGGCAGAAGGAAAAGGCAATCTTCCGACCGTGATAATGAGAGCCGATAACGAGCCGCCTATGGTAATGATGCACTTTGAGGATTTCATACAACTATATAGCGAGTGGCATAACAGCAAAGAATTATTAAGAAAGTGGGGTATAGAAGATGGGAAAACTACAGAATGACAGAACAAGATCATAGGCAAAGACGATCCTTAAGTACCTTAAGACACACAAGAGAGGTATATCACAGAAACAGGCAGCGGAGTTATTCGGCATCAACTGTCTCGCAGAGAGGATCAGAGACCTCCGGGGCAAGGGACACGTGATAGATAACGAGTGGCATTCATACAAGGACGAGAACGGGCACGTAGTTAGATACACCAGCTACATACTTGTGAGAGAGGCAGCATGAACGAGAACATTACCAAAAAAGACAGTTTTCTTATGTACAAGAACTGGACAAAGAGCATAGAGAAGTTATCTGACGAACAGGCAGGACAGCTCCTTAAGGCTATATGCACTTTGCAAAAAGGTGAAGAAACAGAGCCGGAAGACATAGCAGTATCTGTGTTATTTGAGATCATTAAGCAGAAAATGTATGAGGATGCAGATGCTTACAAAGCCAAGTGTGACCGCCTTTTGGATAACTTTAATTCCCAAAAGGAAAATGAAAAACCTCAAAAGGGGAAACCAAAATCCCAAAAGGGAAAAAATAATTCCCAAAAGGAAAATGAAAAACCCCAAAAGGGGCGCGTTGCGTCAGACTCATTATCATTATCAGATACAGATACAGACTCTAAAGATATAAAAGAGTCTTATGGTGAGAATGGTAATGTTAAGTTAACAGCAAAAGAAAGAGAAAAACTTATATCTGATTATGGATCAGACTTAACGGAACAGGCTATAGACTATCTCGATGGATATATAGCTGACAAAAACTATAAATCTAAGTCTAACTACCAAGCTATCCGCAGATGGGTAATAGATGCGGTCAAGGAAAAGCCGAGAGGACAGCCGGATAAATTCGACATGGACGAGTATTTGCGGAAGAGGGCAGGACTATGACAGATCAGGAAGTGACAAAAATGTTTTTTATGGTCAAGGCTGCATATCCCAAGGTATTCAAGGATTATGACGAGAAAATGACCGCTAATTACCTTGATGCGTGGAACATGGTATTTAGGGACGTGCCAGCAGGAGACGGGTACGCAGGACTTAAGGCATACATGAGCACCGAGAAGAGCGGATTTCCACCATCACCCGGGCAGATTATGAACTGCATCCACCAGCTTAAGCCCGACACGATCCCTAACGAGATGGAGGCATGGACGCTTGTAGACAGGGCTGTAAGAAACTCAAACTACAACGCAGACGAAGAGTTTAACCGCTTGCCGCAGATAGTGAGACGAGCGGTAAGGACTCCGGCAAGGTTGAGGGAATGGGCGCAGATGGACACAGCGACATATCAGACCGTAGAGCAGTCAAACTTTATGCGAGTGTACCGGGCAGAGGCAGAGCGAGAGCGCAGCGTAATGAAGATGCCAAGTGACATAAGACCAAGGCTTGAAGAGATAAACATACCTGAACACTTGATAGAGGACAAGGCAGAGCATGGGCGCAGCAAGACACCCGATGCGGAGATAGAGGCACTGATAAAAAGATTGAGAGGAGAGAACGAATGAACAAGGTAATCATAACAGGCAGATGGACAAAAGACCCGGACGTGAGATACACACAGGGGGATGAGCCTATGGCGATAGCAAAGGGGAGCATAGCTGTTGACCGCAAGGGCAAGGACAAGGGCGCAGACTTCCCCAGCGTGGTAGCATTCGGCAAGATAGCGGAGCATATAGGCAAGTATTATCACAAGGGCATGAAAACTAATATAGTCGGGCACTTGCAGACAGGATCGTATGAGCACAAGGACGGATACAAGGTATACACCACGGATGTATTCATAGACGAGATAGAGTTTGGTGAGAGTAAGAATGACGAGATTCCGAAGACACAGGCACAGAAGGAGGAGGCGGCAGTATCCACAGAGTTTATGACAGTGCCGGATGATGCAGAGCTGCCCTTTAACTGATATGACACTTGCAGAGAGATCACGTAAATGGAGAGCGGAGCATCCCGGCTACGACAAGGCATGGAGAGATAAGCACAGAGAAGAGATCCGCATAAAGGACAGAAACTACTATCACAGGAACCGCACAAAGATACTGGAAAAGTTAAGGGAGAAGAGGGCGAGCAATGACATTCATTGATTTATTCGCAGGAGTCGGGGGTTTTAGACGGGGCATGGAACTGGCGGGGCATGAGTGCAAGGGATTTTGCGAGTGGGATAAATACGCAGCGGCAAGCTATATATCCATGCACCTTATCACCGACGATCAGAGACAGTATCTTGCCACTTTGGACAAGAAAAAGAGACAGAAGGAGATACTTAAGGAGGAATACCGTAATGGAGAATGGTATTCAAATGACATTAGAAATGTGGATGCCCGAAGCGTGCCCAAAGTCGATTGTTGGTGTTTCGGAGCACCATGCCAGGATTTCAGTATTGCCGGAAAAAGAGCAGGCCTTGAAGGAGACAGATCATCCCTCATTAGAGAAGTATTTAGAATACTCTGGGAAGAAAGGGAAAAAGATAGACCCGAATGGCTTATCTATGAAAACGTTAAGGGAATGCTTTCAAGTAACAAAGGGGGAGACTTCCTCTCAATACTCATGGAAATGGACGAACTGGGGTACGACACAGAATGGCAGATTTTCAACAGCAAAAATTGGGGAGTGCCGCAAAACAGGGAGCGAGTGTATACTATCGGACATTTTAGAGCCAAAGGCAGCAGAAAAGTATTTCCTATCGGCTCAACAGACGGAGAAGATAATATTCAAGTCGAACAGATCGGACAGCAGGACAGCCACAGAAACAACCCTAACCAATACAGGGTCTATTCAAGTGGGGGGGTAAGCCCGTGTCTTAACTGCATGGAGGGTGGAGGCCGTGAACCGCATATTCCCATAACCATAAGCCGTAACGGTGTGGGGGGGAAAACAGCAACAAGCCACACTCTAATGGCGAGAGACTACAAGGGGATAGGCAATCAGGAAATGACAGCGGTACTCCTAAAATGTTCGGAATTGACTACAACGTGGGGGGACAAGAGCGAGATATCGCAAACACCATCAAAGCGAGATATGACGCAGGAGTTACGAATTTCAGACAGGACGGTACAGCGGTATGTGTGAGAATAAATTGATAACTAAAGTAGTATGCCCGGTCCTTACACCCGACAGAGAAGAGAAACGACAAAACGGGAGAAGATTCAAGGATGATGGAGAGCCTGCATTTACATTAACGGCACAGGATAGACACGGAGTAGCTATAGAAGTGAAGGAAGCCACAAAACAAGGATATGCCATAGCCCGCGAAGGAGACAGCATAAATCTGTCAATGCCAGATAGTAAGACGAGACGTGGCAGAGTCGGTGGGGGTGGCGCAGACGTTGGACACAAGCTGCAATCAAGGAGTGATCGAGACGATAAAGGGGACTATCCCTAGTGACC